AGATGACAATAACAATGAAACAGGTGGTTTACCATATCTTATGCCAGATGAGGTAGAAGAAGACAGTAAAATACAATCACCAGAAAACATAGCAGAGCCTACAGAAAGTATGGTTGCACCAGGTTCAGGTAATGCAACTCAGTTTGCACAAGAGATAGCAGATTTATTAGGTATGGAAGTACAAGACCCTAATAAACCACTAGGTAAAGGTTTTCAAAAAACATACGAAGTACCTCAATATGATGAGAGTGGACAAGCAAAAACAGACCCAGATAGTGGTGACCCTTTGGTAAAAAATGTTGCTGCAGAAGAGTTTTTAACGAGTGACTTATATCAAAAAGAAAGAAGAGAAATATTTGGTTCTGGAGAGGCATTTCAATATGTATATTATCAAAGAGATGTACTGAAACAATTCAATGCTTTACCTCCTGTTTTACGAATACAAACAAAAAATTTATTATCTAATGCAGGACTTATAGATTTAAATAAAACCTATGGAACTTACGCAGATGCAGAAACACTGAAAGGTTTAAAACTTGCTATGGAATTTAGTATGAACAATGGTGGTAAGATGTCTTGGTTAAATGCTACTAAATCACTAAATGATTATGCACAATCTCAAAGAGCATACCAGACAGGTAGTTATGAATTTTCAGAGGAAGACCTTACAGATTTTGTTGATGATATGTTAGCAGGTGCAGAAGTAAGAAAAGGTAGTCCACTATCTACAAGTGAAAAACAAATAATTATGAAGAAGCTAGGTGTAAGTGCAGAAGAGTATGCTTCATCACTTAGTGATTTACAACCTGCAGAACCAGAGAGATTACAATACAACGCACTGACTGGAGAAACAATGTTTGTTCCAGAAGTAGAAGCAGAAGAACCAGACCCAGAGGTATTGACAGAAGCAGGTGAAGATGTTCTTGATGAAATATTTGCACCTAGAGAAGCATTAGCAGAAAAAGCAGAAGAAGAAGATGATACTTTTGCTAGAATGCAAAGAAACCTTAGAGGTTTAGCAGCAGCAGAAGGAGGATAATATGGACTTAGAAGCATCAATACCTGCTATAGAAATTATAAAAGAACTTGAAGAGTTGCGATTAGAAGCATATCAAGATGGAGATTCTATATCAATAGGTTATGGTCACAGTAATACATCAGGTGGAGAACAGTTTGAATTAGGTGACACTATAACAGAAGAAAAAGCAAATGAATTACTTGAAAAAGATTTGGAAGAAATACAAAGAATTGTAAATCAAAGACTAAAAAATTATGGTATTACATTTAATCAGGAACAGTTTGATGTCATGGTTATAGGTACATACAACAGACCAGGTAAATTATCTAGTAAGAAATTTTATGATGCGTTGTTATTAGATGATGAAGATGAGGTTGCTAAAATATGGAATACATCTATAACAGATGAAGATAGAAAAAACTTTCCAGGACTTATAAATAGATTAAATGTTGAGCTAGGTGCTTTGAATCCAGACAGAGGAATACCAGTTCCTGAAGAGGGTTTTGACCCTAGTCCAACACCATCTACAACTACAACAACAATGCCAGAACAAGATGAAGAAATAGATACAACAACTAGAAGTGAAGGTGTAACAAACATGTTTGGAACACCACCACAAGATTTACCTATGAAAGCAAATAGGTTTTATGATTTATCTTTAAATTTAATGGAGAAACAAGTTAACAAACAAAGAATGAAAAAAGGACTTAGCCCTGTTAGAAAAAAAGCAAGACCAATAGTTATTAAAGATAAAGAGTTTTTTGAAGAAGCATTTAAAATACTAGGTGGTAGATAATGGGATATTACGAAGATTTAGAAAAGAATCGTGACAAAGCACCTAGAAATGGTTTCACAAAGGAAGATGTTAAAAAATTTAAAGATACATTTCTGAAGAAATAACTATGGAAATAGAAGAACTTATTTCCGAAAAAGATAGAATTATCAATAATTTATTAGAAGGTATAATAGACCCTTCTAACTATGCAGGTAATTTAGAAGATTTAACACCTGCACAACTTTATAGACAACAAGCATTAAAAAAGTTTTTAGAAAACGACTGGCATCACATGGATTTAGAGGAGTTTTTTAATCAGGCTTTATCTATACCACAAAAAGGAAATGAAAGTTTACTTAGAGAAAAAATAACAAACTATTACAGGGATGCTACCGAACTAAACAAAAAATTACAAGAAAGTGAACTTGTGGCAACATCTGGATTTACAGGTCAAGAAGTTTTACCAACAAGAGTAAAGTTACGAGAAATTTATCTTGATGACAAAAGAAATGGTACGCAAAAATTTAGTGAACTATTAGATAATGCAGAAGAGTTTAACACTTTAAATTATGAATTTGAAACATTGATAGGAGATTTAAACAGAATGGAACTTTACAATGGTATACGACATGTAATGCCTGAAAGTATAGAAATGAGGATGTTAATTAACTATGGTCAAGATTACATAGACATGTTAGAAGCACTTAATAGACCATCATTTAACACAAATAAATTTGCAGACCTTATCTATGACAGAATCATAGACCCAGAAAGATTGAGAAGTCTAAATGTAGAAAATCCATATATTCCACCCAATAATATAGATGAGTTAAAAGAACTTCATCAAAGATTTTTACAAGAGTTTCCAAAAAAAGCTAAAGAATTTGTGCTAGGACAAAATGTATATCTAAATTTTAACAACCGAGATGCAATATTAGGAAATGATGAATATTATCAATACACTGGAATGGCTACATCTGCAGAAGAAATGCCATCTATTCAAATGAGTAACAATATTCAAGAAATATTTGAAAAGTTTGTTAGAGATGAAAAAAGTGATTATATGTTTAACAAAGCACAGGAGCTAGGGTATGAAGATGCAAATGAATGGTTTGATGAAGTAATTAAAGAACAAGGTGATGGACCACTTACAAAAATGTGGGATAGTTCTTCAAAAACTGGTGATGATGTTGCAACAAATCGTGCTGCAGAAAAATTACAAAGTTATTTTGGAGATAAACCTATTTTTAATGATTTTTATATTGCTTCCGAAGGTCAAGTACCAGAATTTCAAATGGGTCAAGTCTTATCTGATAATCCTATATACCAAGCTGTTGATAATCCATTAGACCCAAATATTGGAATAACTGTTGTAGAAACAACTACAAATGTACCAACTGATATAGAAACTTTAGATATAGAAAACTATAAACCTATAACTATAGAGGTATTAGATGAAAGAGGACTACACGCAAGACCTGCAGGAGAATTAGTAGCCAGTTTCAATAATCAAGGCATACCCATAACAATACTTCAAGATGGCAATTTGAAAGAAGTACAAATGATTGGATTGTTACAACAAGGTAAAACCCAAGGGGAAACATTAGATATATACATACCTAAAGATGCAAATATTAATTTAGACAATGTAAAAGGAATAAAATTAGTACCTATACCTACAAATGTAGTAGATGATATAAACAATTTAGCAATAAATCAATCAGGTAGACTTACTGATATTGCAGAAGATACAACGACAGATTTATCTGAAGTTGTAGGCAAAAATGGGTACAAAAGATTTACACAAGTAGCTAAAGATGCACCAGAAATTTTTAACACAATATTAGAAAATTCTAAAAAGGTAGTAGGTAAAGCATTTGGAATTGGAGGTAGAGCAGCACAAGTATTAGACCCAGGTGATATTGTAATTGAACAAAGTTTAGTACGAATGTTACCGAGATTAGGTTTAGGTGCTATATCAGTACCTGCTTTAATTGCTTATGTAGCTTATGAATCAACAATATTACTTGCAGATGTAGGTAGAGCATTAAATAAAGCAAGACAAAAACAAGGTTTAGGAACTGTAAATGAAACAGGTGGAGCAATATTTGGTGGTATTAATAATTTAGATGATTTTAAACAATTAGGTAAAGATACATTTCAAGAAATGGGTGAGATAAGTGATACATGGTCATTGTCATGGAAGATTAGTGAACCTATAATTGAAAGTGTGTTTAAACAATCTGCTAGTATGTCACAGGAGAAATAAAAAATGACATTATATTACAATTCAGAAGGTGAATCTAAAGATTTTAGTCCTGGAGATACATCAAGGTTTGAAGAAGGT